ATAATGACGGGGTACGAGTACAGCGGTGCTACCTAGAGGCTACCCGTACGTCATTGTATGTAACTGTAAATACGTCTAAAAATATCACTTTTGAGGACGTACACGGTACAGTAGGCTCACTACGGACACTTTCACTAAACACCTTAGTAAAGGGTGCGCGGGCAGCTAGTAATAGCGTAACGGCGGGTGCGTCCGTATACGGTACGCACGTGTTTGATATGTTTACTGGCGATACTACAGGCGTATTGTGGTTTGCATTTAATGAACCTACTGCTTTTAGTGCTGAGTACGTGACGCTCACACTGGCGGGTGCTACGGGTGGGTTTACCAGTGGCGGGCAGGTAAGTATGCCAACGGTAGGTGATGAGCTTATTATTGAAATGCCGTATTTTGCCCTAGGTATTACTGCCCTTGCCAACACAGCACCGACCCTAACAGGAACGCTTACAGGTAACTTTACATACGAGTATGCTATAGACACAGGTAGTGGTTTTGGGGCATACCAGACCCTTAACGCTACCAACCTTAGTGCAGAGGTAATTGACCCCGCAATAGGCTTTAAACTACGCCTACGCGTCACCACAGCCACAGCCAACACTACTAACGCGCTTACCTATGTGCGTATTAACACTGTGTCTACCTTAGTGGCACAAACTAATAACCTTTACCCGCTAGACCTTGCTACTGTAACGCTCACAGGCTACGTGGCAGGCACACGTATACAGATCTACAACGTAACTGACGCAACTGAGGTTTATAACGGCTTACCAGCAGGCGCGAGCCTTGCTATTGCTGCACCGTATGAGGGCGATAAGGTATATAGAGTGCGAGCGATGTACCAAAACGCTCTAGTAGCCTACAAGTTTGTAGAGTTTACTGAGACTTTTACGGTAGACGGCTTTACGCGTGCGATCACGCAAGAGGCTGACACCATTTATGCAGACAATGCAGTAGACGGTAGCACCGTAACGGGTGTGGAAATTGACGATACTAATTTGCTAGTTAATGTTGATACTGGCGTACTTAGCTGGCAGTCACTTTATGCCTATGAGACTTATTGGCTGCAAACTGAGGCGGGTATACGCGATGAGCAACGCTTTATTACTGCGGTAGACCAAGCCAACTACATACTAGAGGACTTTAAAATTAAGAACGTGAGCGACCCGACAGCCCCGCTTATTATTGCGAACGGTTACGGGCGTGACAGTGTGACGGGCGAGGCTATAGACACAATAGACGTAACAGGTGGCACTATCTTTATTGCACCTGACCACGTAGTACCGTTTAGTACGGGTGGTGGTAGTGGTGGCGATACTAAAGAGGACATTTATACCTACTTTACCAGTGCGGGACGGCAAAACACCTTTAGGGCTGACGTTAGTGACGTTGCTGACAATGCTGACGTAACGGCAATACTAGCTGCTATAGCGGGCGTAGGGGGCGGTAGCGCACCAACTGTAGAGGAAATTGCAGACGAGATTATGACCCGTGACATAGCTACTGAGACTAACGCAACGGCAAACCGTGTGGCTGTTATTGCTGCCCTACCTGCTGCACCTGACAATGCGGGCATAGCTGCCATTAAAGCCAAGACTGATAACCTACCAGCCGACCCTGCAAGTAATACACAGGTTAATACCCGACTAGCCACAGCGGGCTACACAGCGCCTAATAACGCTGATATTACCGCTATTAAGGCTAAAACAGACCAACTTGTATTTACTGCAGGCAACCTTAATGCTATTGCACAGGTGGTAGCTGACAAGACAGGTTACGCCCTTACTGCAGGTGAGCGCACAGCTATTGCGGTGGCAGTAGAGCAGGCAATACTTAACGAGGCAGACGGTAGCGCTATCCTAGAGGCTATTGTAGGTGCGATTGGTAACAGTAACGTGGACGAGATCGCACTAGTGGCAGCAATACGGGCAGACATAGAGCGTGCAGGCGGTATGCTCACGGCTGTACCTACCCTTAGTGAAATTGAGGCAAGTACTGTACTGGCTAAAGAGGCAACTGTTAACACCCGATTGGCTACAGCGTCATACGTTGCGCCTGACAACGCAGGTATTGGTACTGCCAACACTAAGCTAGATACCAAGCCAAGCCTAGCGCAAATAGAGGCTAGTACCGTTATTGCAAAAGAGGCTACCGTAGCAACTAAGGCAAGCCAAGCGAGTGTAACCGCGATACCTACCAACCCGTTACTGACAAATGACGCACGCCTAAATAACCTAGACGCTACTATTAGCTCACGCAGTACCCCAGCACAGGTAAATACTGAGGTAGATACCGCACTAGCTGACTATGACGCACCTACAAACGCTGAATTGCAGACCGTACGGGGTGATATTTTGGCAGGTTTGGCTGACTTAGAGGTAATAACTGCCGACAGTGCAGACGCTATACTAGCTGAGTTAGCTAGTGTGGGGGCTGAGGTGGACGTAGTAAGCGTTATTGCGGTAGAGCTGCAAAAGTACAACCGCAATAGGTGGCGCATTACAGGTAACCAGTTTACTGTTTACGATAATGACGGGGTGACACCATTAAAAGTATTTAATCTACGGGACGCTGACGGCAACCCTACTATGACTGAGCCGTACGAGCGTACCCCTGTTTAGGGTATGTTGATAACACGTGGACTAGGTAGCGGGCTACTGATTACGCAAGGTTTAGGTTTGGCTGGCGCACCTGCACCACGCGTATACCCGTACTACCCTACTGAGAGTGCCTATTTAAGCGCACCTGTACTAGTGCAGGTAGTTAATAACCCGTTTAGTAGGGCGGTTAGTATGGTGCTGACGGCACAGCCAAGCTATGAGGACATACCAAGCCCCTATAGTGTGGCAGCAGGTGAGCTTACTGAGGCTGTTAACCCTATTGAGGTGGACACACAGCCAGTGGTAGAGGGTACAGAGGTTATTAGTAATACACCAACACCGCACACTGAGTTACCACAACGCAGTGAGTAAGGTGCTATAATTTATTTATTATGAATTACACCACAGTTGCAAACGTAGAAAAGTACCTAACTATAGATATAGAGGCGGGCTTTGAGGCGCAAGTTACTAAATGGATCACGGCTATGAGCCGATACGCTGACAAGTATTGCAACCGTACTTTGGTAGTAGCTGCTGCAACTGCAGCTAGCCAACGTAAGTTTAGTGGCAACGGTGGGCAAACCTTGCATATTGACGAGTGTACGGGCATTACTGCGGTGACTGATAAGGACGGCAACGCGATCACGGGCTATGTTACCTACCCACTTAATGCCTCATACGTGCAGGCTTTATTTACTGAGGGGCGCTATTTCACCAAGGGCGAGGCTAACTATTACGTGACGGCTAAATGGGGGCAAGCTGCTACTGATGACGTACCTGAGGACATACAGCACGCGGTTACTATTCTAGTGGCAGGTATTGTTAATAACTCACGTAGTGGGGGCGATAACGTAGCGAGCGAAAAGGTGGGAATGTACAGCGTGACGTACAAAAACCTAGAGGACAAAGCAGACCACAAAACTGCTATGGCTATCCTAGATACCTATAAGCGCCTAGCTATTTAATATGCTTGCTGACCACTACACAACCGCATTTACAGTAAAGCGCAACGTGCAAACGGGGCGTATTACTACGTTTGCTGAGGTGGGGACAGGGCGCGGGCACTTACAGCCAGCTACCAGCGAGTACCAGCTAAAGCAGGCAGGGGCGTACCATAAGAGCTTTGTGTTGATGACTAACTACGCTATTGAGATTGGTGACATTGTGGTAGTAGGCACTGACGAGTACAAGGTGCACGGGCTACAGGCTCATAATTTCCGCATAGGCACTAGGCACAGAGAGGTGCATATGCACATAAACTAATATGCGTGTTGAAATTGCTATAGACACCAAACAACTTAAAAAGTTTGCTACGCAATTTCCTAGGGCAACACAACTGGCTAGCGAAAAGTTTGCTGAGCAGGCGGGGCGAACGGTAGAGCGCCATGCTAAGAAACGAGCGCCAGTTATACACGGTTACCTTAGGCGTAGTATCTTTTTTGTGCCTGCAGGGGGCGGTAGTGCTACCAACTTTACTGGCAAGGGGGCTAACCGTACCAACTTTAATGTGAGTGTGACCACAACGCAGGCAGTGGTGGTAGCCTATGCCAACTACGCCAAGTACGTGCACGGTGCGCCATTTTTCCAAAACTCACGGGCGCGAAAAGAGACACCGTTTTTTACCTATGCACTATTAGACGGGCAGAGCGCCATACAGCAATACGCGCGTGATATACTACCTAATGTAATAAAGAACATAGGGCGCAATTAAAATATGGCTTATACACCTGAGGAAATACGCGAAAAAGTACTAGACCGCTTAGAGGATCTAAGCACCAAGCACGGTGTTATTTTGCGTAGCCCTTTTAGTGGTACTAAGGACACGTACCCTGCTTACATACTAGAGTTTGGGGCAAATACTGACATATGGAGTGGTAACAAAAGTAACCAGCGCCGTCATATGTTTAACCTGTACATTATGTACGCGCACGATAATACAGAGGCGCAGCAAGAGCTTGCTGAGCTGGCTATTAGTGAGTGTATAGGTGAGCTGTATAACGTGGTGTTTAGTAACCCTACTTTGACGGGTGTGAGTAACGGGTGGATAAAGGCAAGTGATGTAACGTGGGGTTACGGGGACACAGGGGACGTACCAACCCGTATGGCGATGTTACAGCTAGAGGTAACTGTGCACGAAACCCGCTAGACAAAATTAAAAGGTGCTATAATTATTTACATATGAAAAGCAAGGACACAAATAGTAAGGCGGTGGTAACGCGCGATATGCCAAGCAAGGGCGAGGGTACGCTACAAACGTACCATTTCCCTAAAGTTGGGAATATCCAAGCTACCAGTTTAGCAGAGGCGCAAGTTAAGGCGAAAGCAAAAGCAGAGGCAATTACCAAGAAAAATAACGATAATTAACAAATAACATATGTCACTAACACGCGGGGAAAGTATGGCACTAGGTGTAGGGGTAGAAAACCCTGCAGCACGTGGCACGTTTGTAGCAGCGCAAGATTATATACGAACGCGCGAGCCTGCCAATTTCCAACTTGAAGTTGAAAAAGTACCAGTACGCGAGACTAAGGAAACTGGAATGGCTAGCCAAGGTGAAGTTATCACCATGAAAAAGGTAACGGGTGACGCTACCTTTAATATGCGATACCGCACTATTGGGTACTTGCTTAAATCTTTGCTAGGCGGGGTAGTTAGTGGCGCTGAGGCTGGCGAAACTATTGTATACCGTCACACCTTTTCACTTGATACTGCTATTTTGCAGCCTACGCTTTCATTTTCTATGGGGCGTGGTGAGTTGCAACACAAGGCGATTAACGGCGCTGTAGTGAGCAAGCTAGATCTTAACTTTGCTTTAAACGATCTTATTAACGGTGCGTTTTCTATAATGGCACGTAATGAGACTGACAACGCTGACTTTAGTGAGGCTTTTGCTGCTACTGACTACCTTGCGCCACACCAAATGCTTGTAATGAAGCAGGCAGCAGACGTAGCAGGGCTAGGTGCTGCAGTAGGTAAGTGTATTACGAGCGGTGCTATTTCACTTGACCGTGGTAGCCGTGAAAAGGCTTGTATTTCTAGCGTTACCCCTGTGGACTTTATCGCTAAACTACTTAGTGCTACAGGTAACTTTGTGCACGAAAAAGAGGACGATACCTTTAAGACGTTTGCAGACGCAAACACACCACGTGCCCTACAGTTTTCTATTGTGAACACTGAGGAAAGTATTGGTGTAGCAAGTAACCCTACGTTGGTTATTACTTTCCCTAACGTGACCTTTAAGACTACTGAGACACGCCCACTTGATGACGTAGTGACTGAGCAGGTAGAGTTTATGGCACACTACGATGATACAGAGGCAGAGGGTATTACAGTGAGCCTTGTAAACGAAAAGGCAAACTACAACCACGCTTAATAAAAACTAGTAATTGAAATTATATGCAATACCAAACCGAAATAGTAACCCCGTTAGAACAAGCTAAAGTAGTCATTAAGACTATGCTAACGGGTGCTGAGCAAGAGGCAGTAGATAATGCAGAGCTGCAATATGCTACTACCGCTGACTTTAAGACTTTCCAAGCTAAGGAAAAGGATCTTAAAAAGATTACCCTTGCTAAAAAGCACGAACTTATAACCCGCAGTGTGGTGAGCATTAACGCTGACCCTACTGACGTACTTGTACGCTTGCAGAAAATGCCAGCTAAAGACTATAAGTTTGTTTACGACACTATTGTAGCTGAGCAAAAAAAAATGATGAGCGAGACTGGCGAACTTACATAGTACTGCTAGAGCGGTTTGGTATTAGACCTGAGGAAGCGCACACCCTGCCCGCGCCTTTTCTTAAAGCTGTAGTAAAATATATAGACAATGGATAATACCGTAAATGTAAACATAACCGCGAGCGATAACACAGGGGCAGCGTTTGCGAGCTTGCAAAAGGGTATTGGTGGTGTAGAAACCGCAGCGCAAAGTGTTACAGAGAAAATTGCGGGGCTAGAGGAAACCTTTAGCGGTATGGCGATTGGTGGCGGTATTGCTTTTGCAGCAGTAACCGCTGCTTTGGGTTTAAGTGTTAAGGGGGCTATTGAGGCTGAGAGTGCACAAATACGCTTAGCTACCATTTTACAGACTAGTACAGGGGCAACTGACGCACAGGTACGAGCGCTTACAGAGCAGGCACAAGCCCTAGAGAAACTAGGGGTAGTGAGTGCTGAGGGTGTAATGACAGCGCAAAGCCAGCTAGCTACCTTTGACTTGCAGGCTGCCACGATTGCTAAACTTACACCTGCGATACTTGACTACGCGGTAGCTGAAAAGGGCGCAGCAGTGACTACTGAGGACTTAAAGGGACTAACCAACGGGCTAGCACAAGCCCTTAATGGTAATTTTGCCAGCCTTACACGGGTGGGCTTTGTGCTTGATGATACTACTAAAGAGTTGATTGCTAATGGTACTGAGGCTGAGCGAGCAGCAGCGCTTGTAGAGGTGCTTAACAGCACGTACGAGGGCTTTAATGCCACAGCTAAGGAAACGGGACAGGGTGGCATTGTAGCGCTTACAAACGAGCTAGGGCGCTTAGGTGAGGGTATAGGTGAGAGTGTACTACCTGCTTTTAATGAATTAACGGGGGCGATCACTGGCGCACTAAGTACACTAGTTGACTTTGTAGAGCAAAACCCTAAAACAACGGCAGCGATTGCAGGCATAGCGCTTGCGGTGACTGGCTTAATTGGTTTGATTGGCTCACTAGGTATAGCGTTTATTGCCTTTACCAAGATTACCGCAGCAGCTACGTTAGCCCTTGCACCGTTTGGCGTGACGTTAGGGGCAATTATGCTACCTGCACTAGCTGTAGTGGGCGTGTTGGGCAGTCTAGCGATTGCAGTAGCCCTTGTAGCTGACAGCTTTAGTGAGACACAGGACGTATTTAACAGCGGTAAGCAGGCGATTGTAGACGCAGGGCAGAGCTTTGCCAACGCTGAGGCAGGTATTACGAGCTATGACAGCACTATACGTGACCTTAATGCCTCACTCGTAGCCTCACAGGACGAATTGCTAGAGCTAGGTAAAAAAGCCAACGCAGTAGGCTCACAAATTGCAGACGCGATTAAGGAAAGTGAGGAACGCCAAAAGGGGTACAAAATGGATAAGGCAGAGCTGTTTGTAGAGCAAGAGCAAAAAATTGCGGATCTTGAAAAGAGCCTAGTAGCTGAGAAAAAGAGTTTACGCAAAGCTGACAGTGATGACGAGAAAAGTAAAATACGGGAAAAAATAGACGTATTGCGCGAGCAGTTGGTACAAGAGCAAGAGGCTTTAGCCAACGCAGCCGTACTTAAAACTACCCTTACAGCAGAGATTGCTGAGGCACAACGGTTTGCTAACCTTACTGAGTTTGAGCAAAAGCTAGAAACCATAGCTATGCAAGAGCTGGCTGAGCAGCAGCGACTTGAAAAGCGCCTAGCACAGTTAGGTGCTGAGGCTGGCGCTATTGCTGCACAGCAAGCCGAAATACAAGCCCGTGTAATTGAGACACAGGCAGCTATTACTGACGCTGAGAAAAAGGCGAGTGAGGAACGTATACGCGCTAGCTTTGCTGAGGCTAAGGCTGTTATTAACAGTGAAATGATGAAAGCGTCTATACGTGGCAAGAGTACCGAAAAGTACACCAAGGCACTAAAAGAGCTGAGCCAGCGCGAGCAAGAGGCTGTTAAGGGACTTAATGACAGTGGCTTTGAGCTTACAGCAAACCAGCAAAGTAGCATGAATTACGTAAACGATACCGTAGGGCAAACTGCTGATATTGGTAAGCTAGAAACTGCAGGTATGGCGTGGAAAGCATACGCCAACGGGGTTAATAGCGTGCTAGACAAGATTACTTTTGGTGCGTTTACAGGTGGAAATAAAAGCGTTAATGACGCGATTATTAGCCCTAGTGGTGAGATCATAACCACCAACCCTAAGGACTATCTTATTGCAACTACCAACCCTAAGGGGCTTGTAGGCGGTGGTGGCATTGTGATTAACATAAACGGTACATTTATGGACGATAGGGCAGCAGCCCGCCGTATGGCAACTGAGGTAATGACAGTGCTAAGTAAAAACGGGCGATTACCCGCATAGTCTATGAGTACTCTAGTTATAACCCACAATGCAGTAGACATTACAGCGCTAGTTAAAACCGACAGCGTAAGCATAATGGACGCTATAAATAGTGAACGTGACAGCCTTAATTTTGAGGTAGAAAAGCTACCCGCTGAGACTTTTACACCAATACTTAATGCAGACGTTATTGTAACGCTAGACAGCGTGCGTATTTTTGGTGGCAGGGTAATTAGCCATAGCTCACAAATGGTAGAAGCGCCCGCCATTACGTTTAGTGTTGAGTGCAGCGACTATACCCACACAGCAGACCGTGCGTTAATTACTGAGCGCTTTATTGGGGACACAGCTAACGATATTATTGCGTATTTGTTTGATACCTACCTACCTGACTTTACCTATACCAACGTGGACGTACCGCAGGTAATTGAGCGGGTGAGTTTTAACCGCCTCACAATGTCACAGGCGCTAGATAAACTGGCAAAGCTAGGTAATTTTAATTGGTACATAGACTACTATAAGGATCTACACTTTTTTGCCAAAAACGATGAGGCAGCGCCGTACAGCATTACTGACGATAGTAATAACTACATACCTACCAGCCTTATTGTGCGTAAGGATATTAGCCAGCTACGCAATAAGATCGTAGTAGAGGGGGGTAAAATACCAACCGCTGCACGTACTACTACGTGGACAGGTAACGCCACACAAAAAGAGTTTCCAACTAACTTTGAGTTTGCTGAGCAGCCGACAGTGACCGTTAACGGGGTGGCACAAACCGTAGGGCGTGAGTACCTAGATACGGCAGGCTTTGACTGCTATTGGAGTTTCCAGCAAAAGTACGTACGCTTTGAGACAGCACCACCTGCCACACAGCTTATAGCGATGACAGGGCAGCCCTTAGTGCCTGTGGTAGCTAAAGTGCCGTTACCTACTAGTATTGGTGTTTATGGGCAGTATGAGTTTGCTATTACTGATCCTACAATTAAGTCACAAGCCCTTGCTATTGAGCGGGCTATTGCTGAGCTAGAGGCGTGGGCTGAGGCTAATAATGAGGCTGAGTTTGAAACGTACACCGCAGGGCTACGTAGTGGGCAAACCATAAATATAACGCACACGGGGCACGGTATTGCCGAAAACTTTGTTATACAGCGCGTAGAGTTTAAACCATACCCTAACGGTAGTGATGTTGCGGGGGTGTGGGCAGTTACCCTTTCCAGTACGGCTACTTTGACGTTAGTAAAATTGCTGCAGAAATTATTGCTAGAGGAAAAGCTAGAGGACGATGAGCTAGAAACCCTACTTACCTACCTTATTTTTGAGGAAAATGCGTTTGCTAGTGATACACTAGTAAGTGTTACTGCAAAAACTGAGCCGTATAATTGGGACGATACAGACGTAGATTGGGGCTACTTTAAGTGGGCATAAAATATGTTACAAGATATAAAAAAACTAGAGTACAGAGTTACCCCTGCAGGCGCAGAGGTTATTGACATTTTGTATACAGACAAAACCAAAGTAAAGCTGCCAGTGGCTAAGATCACTGAGCAATTAGCCAGCATAGACAGCCAAATTGAGGCGCTACGGCGTACCCGTAGGCAGTGGGTTAAAATGCAAGAGCTTATAGACGCTAACCGCGTCACACCTGAAAATACACAGGTTTTAGACGCTAGTACCATAACGTAATATGTCACAACACCAACTAATTAAAGAGCTAGGCGCAGTAGCAAAAGGGCAATTTACCTTTAAGTCTATGCGTAATGGGGTAGTAGTGCGCGAGCAGGTAATACCAAACCAAGTACTTAATACCACTGACCGTGGCATACAACTACTTATACAGCATATGGCAGGTATTACTACGTACCCTATTGACATAGATACCCTAAGTATTGGGACGGGTAACGGGGCACGTACGCCTACAATGACTGATTTAGAGACACCTGTAACTACAGACATACCGTTTGCAGACCGCAGTGCAACGGGTAATGAGTATGAGGCTGACTTTTTTATACTAGACAGTGAGCTACCCGATGACACGTATTATGAGGTGGGTGTGTTTATGCACGGCAAAATGTATGCCAGTGCGCTTATTAGTGGTGGCTTTTCTAAGGTAGCGGGTGAGGATTTGTTAATAACATACAAGGCTACATTAACGCCAGCGTGATAAACTTAGGTAAATACTATGACTGATATTATTACAGGAAATAGAGCCAAAGCTGCTGACTTTATTGACAAAAGCACAGCAAACGCTACACCTAGTGTGGACGCGGGGCGCGTTGCTAAATTGGAAAATGACGGGCGTATTGACGAGCAATTTTTACGAATTGCCCTAGCACGTACTGCAAGTGAAAACCTTTTAAGTGCAAACCCTGTAGGTTTAGATTTGGACGGTAAAATAGCACGTGCAGCGCGAGCGTGGGCTACTGACGCACAAAGTATACCTGCAAACTTTTCTACAATACGCAGTATGTGCGAAATTGGCACTAATAAATGGGTGGTTATATTTGGCTATACGCCGTCTACATGGCAGTACTTTGCAGTCGTAGTGAGCATAGACGCAAATACGCACCGTATTTCTTTTGGATCACGTGTGAATATAGGCGCTAGTGGCGAAAATGCTGTAGTAGGGGTTTGTAAATTAGATACTGATAAGTTTTTAGTAGGCTACACTGACGATGGTGTAAATGACGTAAGGCTAGTAGCTGCCACAGTATCGGGTACTGTTATATCGTTTGGCTCTAGTGTAAACGTGGCAGTAGGTTCTTACCTTGACGTACAGTTATGCCAAATAGACACTAATAAGTTTGCTGTGTACGCAAACAATGTGGGTAGTACCGCACAATTTCACGGGTTTGGTAGCGTATCGGGTACTGTGCCGTCTATGACTGCCTCACTTACTTCTGCTATAACAAACTTTAGTAATACTACGCCAGTAGTACAAATGGTTAAGATTGCTACAGACAAGTTTGCGATGATAAACGGCAATAACGGTTACGCCGTAGTATGTACCACAGTAGGTAGTACCTATACTGTAGGTACAGCATTATTGCTTATGAGCACAGGTAGTGGTATGTCACAAACAGACATAGTAGCTGACGGCACTGACGCATTTTTTGCACGTACGTTAGGACAAGTACGTAGAGCCACCGTATCGGGTACTACTATTACCGCGACTGGCGGGGCAGTTTCTATACCTAACGATGTATCGGGGCAATTAGCTATGCGTGGTGGTGTTTTGTATGAGGTGCACCAAAATACCACAACGCCTGCTTTATCGGGCTTATACCGCATTACCCACAGTGGGGGTACTACAACACGTGAACAGGTACAAAGTTTTACTAACAGTATAGCTATTGGTACACAAAACGCAGACAGTACTAGATTTTTGTTTATTGGCTCTAGTGCCAGCTATTACGTTGACGGTATGAGTGCCAATTTTATTGGCTATATAAATGCAGACCAAAATAACAATGTGGCAGGCAGAGTTAATTATAAGGGTGTAAAAACAGGCTTAACTAACCTAGTCACGGGTGGTAAGTACGTGCCAAATAGTGGGGCGTACGTTTTATCTAGTACAGGCTCTTTACTTGCTTTAAGTAGTACTGAGTTATTAGTTACATAATTTTATGAGTGATATTTGCACACCAAACCAAGTACAGGAAATTATACACGCAGAATTAGACAAGCGTAGCGCTGATTTTGTACGCAAGTTTTGGTACATAATTATTGGGTTTGCTATTAGTACTGCGGGTGCGTGGTACTCACTGTACTACCAAGTGCAGCGCCTAGACCTGCAGCAAGTAGAGACTACTGTACGCATTAAAGATAGCGTAGCCGAAAACCAACGGCAGCTAGATATTTTACGCACTGACTATAAAGAGGACGTAGCCGAAATAAAGGACGATCTAAAATATATACGTGAGCGTATTTAGACTATGAAAATAAAGCTAGTCACAACTGATAAGACACTACTAAAATGGAAGTCTTTAGCTGCCAAAAAGCGGGAAATACTGACAGCTTTAAACGCAGGTAAAGGTGCTAACTTTACTGATTTTGATATTGAGCTACAGGCTAACTTAGTGCCTGAGGTGGTAGACAGACGTATTACCCACAAGTGGCTAGACACTATTACTACCCCGTTTTTTAAACTAGGGTACGACTTTGTAGGGCTACACCTTAGTATGCTGCAGTGGAAAAAGACAGACCTACAGCCTAGCTTACGTGGCGCAAACACCATAGACACTGACGTACTAGGTGAGTTTTATATAAGAGCTGACGAAAATACCAAGCGCGGTAGCACGGGGCTAAGCCAGTTTATACAGACCATGCTGCATGAAATATGCCATGAGTACTTTAGAGGTGCGGGACTGCCTGACATTACCCACGAATACCACGACAAAAACCGCGATATACGCGGGCTTATGGCTACGTTAGATTGGACGTTATACCGTCCTAAGTTGCAGCAGCTACGCAGCCTAGAGGAAATATTAAAAAAAAAATTAAGTGAGTACGCCACTGCCCTTAAAGAAAAAATAGCAGCACTTACTGCTAAGCCAGCACCGTACGTACCAGACTACAAAATACCTGCAGCACTAACAGCCCTAGTACAGCGCAAGGCTGACGCTATAGTAGCTGAAATGGCAGCTAAGGGGCACGCTGTACGCATGGTAGAGGGTTACCGTAGTATCGAACGGCAAAACGAGCTGTACGCGCAAGGGCGCACTACTGCAGGGGCAGTGGTGACTAACGCCAAGGGTGGGCAGAGTTTCCACAATTACGGGGTAGCCGTAGACTTTGTGTTTAGAAAAGAGGGCTATAATGCTAGTGACACCCTATGGGCGCTATTGGGTAAGGTGGGCAAGCTACAAGGCTTTGAGTGGGGCGGTGACTGGCAGGGGTTTGTAGATCGTCCACACTTTGAGCTGAAACTAGGCTATACACTAGCTGACTTTCAAAACGGTAAGGTAGATTATAAAAAGTTTAATTAAAAAATATGATTAGAAACCTATTAGAGCTATTGCTACAGTCGTCACAAGACCCTACTAAATTGTCACTTACCGTGCGGGGTATGTTGGTAACCTTAGTGCCTGTTATTTTGATCGCAGCGCAGGTGTTTGGTATTGGTATGCTGCAAGAGACTGACGTAATTGCAATAATTGAGGGCATTACTGGCATTATCGCTACTGCACTTACGCTAGTAGGTTTGGTAATGACTACGTGGGGTATGATCCGCAAATTGGTATACCCGATTGACGACACTGAGTTTACTGATTAACGCAAGAGAACACAATAAAAACCACCTGTAAAGCAATTTAAAAGGTGGTTTTTTAGTATTTAAAACGCTACCTATTCTATATTTTAAGCCGTATATTGACCTTTTTAGTGGTTTTAAATACCCTAATTACAGTATTTAGTTATACACACATGCCCTATAACCGACTGTACAAAGTGTGTACACAGGTGTACACTGTGTACAAGTAAGGCAGTTAGCAACCCTTACCCTATGCAATAAAATTATGTCACACGATATTAAAAAGCCCCGTGGTTATAAACGACCTGTAGCCAAAAGAAAAATGCCCGCGTTTAGAACACTTAGCAACGGCAAGGTAATACCAACTTTTGAGGCTATGGTATACGCCCTTAAACTACAAATGCAACATGGCTAACCGCGAAACGCCGTATAAAGGTGACCTGTACTTTTTCCTAAATGACAACGATGAGGAACGGCTAGACACATGGACAGGTAAGCCTGAGGACTATGAGCGCGAGCGTAAGGGGGTGGTATTTAATACCCGTAGACAATTAAAAATGTACCTAGAGGGTAAGTTATGCCCTGAGTGTGACGGGTACGGTGTTGTAACAGGCTATGACGCGCCTATAGAGCCACACCTACCACCAACGCCAGCAGGCACAGTACCTTGCCACTGCCAAAAGACTAGACGAGACAATTAAAAATTAAGACCTAGTACCTATGAGTTATTTAACGAAAAAGCAACGTATCGAAAAAATTAAAGCGATCCTACACACAACCCTAATTTATACAGCCATTATTGCCGTCCTAGCAGCCGTAGTGCTGCAGTGGTATATGGTGCGCCTATTAGACGAGATTAACCAACGTGACATAGAGCAAGAGGCTATACAAAATTACGAGCCTACCAGTGCTGACCCGTGCGGGCTTATGTTTGTAGACTGTGCTGAGGCTAGTGAGCCTGAGGCAGCGCCAGTGGTAGAGACTACTGACGAGGCTAAGGCATTACGTGATTACCTTAAAAGTAAGGGCGGGGACGAGTTAGCGGTATACGCTGAGGAAATTGTAAAGCTAGATCGCTGGCACGATGTAGTAGCGATTGCGTGGCACGAAACGCAGTTTTGTACTACGGGCGTAGGCGCGAGCCAAAACAACTGCGGTGGTATTAAGAGCCACCTAGAGGGGCGTAACTTTAAGCACTATGAGACTGTGTTTGATAGCGTATGGGACATAGCATATTTGCTTAATAAGCCACGGTTTAAGGGGCTTGCTATTGCTGACATGAACGGTATTTATTGTGTTGACGAGGCTAACGGTGGGGGTAAGTGCCCGCACTGGACTGAGAGTATTACCAAGGTAGCTAATGAGTTAGCGCAACTAAATTAAACGTACACTATGTGGATAGTGTGTACTTGATACACGCGTACACAACGTGTACAATGTGTACTATGGAAAAGAAACAAGAGCAGATAATTTCTGTACACCAAATGGCAAAAGGTAAAATGCTGCCGTGGCTTAAAAGCTGTGACCGCCGTACTTACAAAAAGACGGTAGAGCGGGAAATGCTAGCCCGCAACATTTTAGCGCCAGTGGTTATGGGGGTGGGTAGTGCAAAGCGGTACTACATTAACGTAGCCAACATTAACAAACTTAATAAGGCTGTAGAAAAGGGGTATACCTTTTAAGCCAAACCAACTATATGCAAAAAGAAAATGAGGAAACTACCATAGTGTACGACACCAACGTAGCGCTGCGGAACGTAGCAGACTTTAAGCGGGTAATGGTAAGCAACTTTAAGGGGCAGCTAGAGGCTATCCTTAAAGATCCTGACGAGGCTAAGGCTTTTATTGCTAACGCGATGAGCCTAATGCAAAAGACACCTGACCTTATTAAATGTACCCCGCACACCATTTTTAACGGTTTGATGATGGTAGCCAGCCTACGCTTAATGCCTAGTGCTATTAGCGGTGAGGCGTACCTGATACCGTACAAAAATAAGGGCGTGCTAGAGGCACAATTTCAACTAGGCTACCAAGGTTTAGTTACCCTATTTTACCGTGCAGGTATTGACGCAGTGGACGGTGCGCTAGTGTTTGAAAAAGACCACTTTGAGCTTAACGGCACTGAGATAGTACACAAGATTAACCCGCTACTTTCCAAGGGTGAACGGGGCAAGCGTATTGGTGCATACACCAAGGTTACTTACCGTGGGCAGACTACCTACCGCTTTATGAACGGTAAGGACATTGTGGCGCACGCTGAAAAGTTTAGTAAGAGCTACAAGAGTGAGTACAGCCCGTGGAATGAGAAAAATGACCCTGAGGGTGTTATGTGGCTAAAGACGGTACTAAAGCAACACGCTAAGCTATTGCCTAAAAATGAAACGATTTTTAAGGCTATAGATCTTGATAACCGCGACAGTGTAATTAGTGACCGCGTGAACGCTGCCAAGGCAGACAGTGAGAGTATGCGAATGGGTGCACACGTATTACCACCTGCTGACGAGCCAGTTATTAGTGATGATGAGGATAAGGCAACGCCACCTGACTAATATGCTAGCAATACTAGATTTTGGCTATGGGTTTAAAAGTGCACCACAGCACCTACCTGAGCAGCTACATAAAGAAACTGGCTTTAGCTACTACCTATTTAAACCTAGTGTAGTTACCCCTAAGGGAAGTGAGCTAGAGCTACCCGATACACCAAAAGAGTTGCAATTTAAGTGGTATGGGCAAACTGACGATGTGACGGGGGCGCGTATTTATAAGCTGGCAGACGTTGTGAAACTGTAAGTATGCTTATTATTTTTGCGATGATCGCATACGGTATTGAGGCTGACCCGTTTTGGGTGTGGCTGTGGCTTGTACTAGCGCTACTAAGTGACTAAAATAGACGTATGGAAAAAATGAGTGTAAGCGAGTTTGTTAAAACCTACTTTGAGAACACAGCGCCCTTTACACCTGTGCAGCTTGCAGTACTAGAGGAACTTAGTAAACGTAAGCGGGTTACTGAGATCTATAAAGGTAGAGGCTTTAGGGTAAATAAATGGGCATTGTATGGCTTTAAAGTTACTGACCATAAACCTATTGTGCCTATGCAGGCAGCCAGCTAGTGTATAATGGTAGTGTCGCTTGCCCGTACCAGCGGGCTAAGGTGTAGTTGATCCTTACCGAATAAGTGCGGGTAGGCTGCACGGTGACACCAAGGGCGTAATATAGATTTCGACCCGCCAGTACTTTGTAAATGTTTATAGACGGCAATAGCGTCACGCCGTAAACCACGCTACCAGTAGTTGCAAAAACACCTACAGTTTCCCCTTACTTTTCTGCCCGCGATTTTACGCACGCAGTAGCATAGGGTGTTTGCCTAGAGAGGTACGGCTAGTACCTAGGTGAGTATAATATACGAGCCGTTGGTGGAGATAGTGCCACGTATTGAAACCGTAAAACACGGTAAGTGGCAACCCTGAGGCAATTCTATATACAAGACATTTACGAATACAGCGAGGGACACGGGGGCAGTACCCGTTACGTCCACAGCTTATCCACAAAACATACCGTGTACACTGTGTACACGGTATGTTATATTTATGGGGTAGTAGAGTATTACATATATGCAATTTTATGAAACAAAAAACGACCAAACCAAAGCGCGTACGCGCCAGCTTTGAGCTGCCTAGAGTAACCAAGCGAGTAGGTAAAGCGATCCTACGGGACGAGCGCATACCGCTAAATAAAGTAAGCTACAGCACCTTTACCAAGTTTAGTGCACAGCCTATTTTGTTTAAGATTAACGCCCTAAATGGTGACGTTATTGAGAGTACAAACAACGTGAGTAGCATTATGGGGCGGGCGCTGCATGAGGGGCTAGCTGTTTATTTTGGCAAGAGTGACGAGCACATAATTAGCACTGAGGCTGAGGGTATTGAGTGGGGGCTAAAGGCTGCCACAACCTACCTAGAAAACTACAATGACGGCTTTATAGCGTACAGCAAACGCGTGCCAAATAAGCAAGAGGCTATAGAGTGCGTAGTAAAGGCATTTAATTACTTTGTAACTGACGCAGATACCAAGTGGAAACCAAACGAGGTGCTACTAGTTGAGGAAAAAATAGAGCACCAAATTGACGTAGAGTGGAACGGTAAGCAGGTTAATTTGCCGATACCATTAAACGGGCGAGTAGACCGCGTTATAGAGCGGGACGGGAAAATAATAATTTGCGACCCTAAAATGGTGGGGCGGTTTAGTGACGTTGATAAAATTGACGGGGCTAAAATGATACAAACCGCGCAGTACTACTTTTTGGTGTACGCGCACCTAGGGCGCGAGCCATACAGTGTGGTGTTTGAGGAAATTAAATATACAAAAAACGCAGACAAAAGCCCGCAGGTACGCCGTTACGAAATAGTCATTAAAGAAAACCAGCTATTTTTTGACTTTTATTTTAGATTGTATGAGGACTTAACCAAGGCGCTACTAGGTGAAATGGTGTATGTGCCTAACATTAACGATATGTACGACAGCGAGCTAGCCATTATTGCCTACGTACACCGCCTAGACCAACCTGACGAGGTAGCTAAGCAAATGAAAAAGCACCGCGTAGACAACGTGACCGACCTACTTAAACGCAAGATCCACAAGGCGAGCCTGAGCAAAAAGATACTAGAGCGCATTAACACTGAGTTTGCTGAGATTAAAAACATTAACTACGCAGCTATGCAAAACCACGAAAAGATACAAACCAAATTACTAGAGCACGGTATTGCCGTACACCACCACAGCACCATTACTGGCAACACAGTAGACCTGTACCAATTTGAGCCGTCTATGGGGGTAAAAATGGCTAAGGTGGCTACTTACGTGGCAGACATAGAGCAAGTACTAGGGGTGAGCGGTGTACGCGTCCTAGCGCCGATACCAGACACTACCTTTATTGGTTTTGAAGTGCCTAAGGAAACCCGCACCTACCCTAAGCTGCCACGCAGTAAGGGTGCATTTATGACGCTAGTTGGTGAGGACATTAAGGGTGACTGCCTGAGCTTTGACCTACGTAAAGCGCCACACACGCTAGTAGCGGGCGCAGCGGGTAGCGGTAAAAGTATGTTTTTAAACAGCCTTATTACGCAGTTGCATAAGCAGCCAACACGTGAGGTATTAACCTACCTTATTGACCCTAAAGAGGTAGAGCTAGCGCACTTTGCCGATGACAAGCACGTTAAGGCGTACGTTACCACGCCTGAGGACACTGTAGCCACGCTACGCGGTTTAGTTGAGGAAATGGATAGACGCTATGCCTACCTAAAACAACACGGCGCAAAGCAAAATAGCGAGCTTAGCGAGCCTATGCCGTACCTGTTTACTATCATAGACGAGTACGCCGATATTGCACAAAGTGACAAAAAGGTAGTAGTGGGCACTAAAGAGGTGACCAAAATGTATAAAGACGGTGAGCGCACTAGCAGCGTACCTGAGTACCAAAAGGCGGGTGTGGTGATTGCTGAGCTAGTGCAGCGCCTAGCGCAAAAGGCACGTGCTGCAGGCATACACATTGTGCTAGCCACACAGCGCCCTAGTGTCACGATCATTAACGGGGACATTAAAGCCAACTTTACTACCAAGGTGGTATTTAGAACGGCTAAGGAAATTGACAGCCGTATAGTGTTGGACGAGCGCGGGGCTGAGAAACTAAAGGGCGAGGGTGACGCATTGTTTAGTGACGCACGGGGTATTACTAGAGTGCAAACTTACAGCTTATAGTATGGGTAAAATATACGAGTATCGTTTTGGATCGCACCGCTTTAACAGCAACGGTAAGTACCTAGGGTGGTTTGACGCTGACGGTAAGCCTGCTAGCGCGGGCGCACCGTTTGACACGTGGACTGAGTGGGACGAGGAAAAGCACAAATGGCTGACTGAGACTTTATTATTTACCTACCGCACAGCGTAGGTATGAAAAAGCTAACGCAAAAGCAAGCCATTTTTTACCAGCTATATAAAAACTGGCAGAGTGGCACGCACGCTTACATACCCGTGTTTGAGTTTATGGGTGAAGTGCATTGTACTGAGCTAGACCTGTGGGGCTTTGTATCGCATGAGTGTAGCCCGCGTACCAGCGAGCTTAACCAAGACAACCCTGCTTTACTGGAATACATAGAGCGCAAGGCGCGAGCGGGTGGCACATACCGCTGCTGGCGTATTAAACCTGACATTACTAAGGACGCACTACGCGATGACGCAATTATTAAACTGCACACCGCACTTAAACGAGCAGCAGAAAATGCTAAGCCTATTGAGTACTGCCCACACCGCGTACCAAAAGGGGCGTTATGCACAGATTGTAAACATAGCTTACCCACTGGCACAGTGCCCGTGAGCTACGTACACTAGTAGTACCTTTTATTTGATAAGTACCTTTATGCAAACCCACCATGGCAAAAAACCGCTACATTAACACTAAGTACTGGACTGACACGTACATACTAGAGCACTGCAACCCTATAGACAAACTTTTTTTTCTATATTTGCTGACCAACGCGCACACCGATATTTGCGGGGTATATGAGCTTTCACTTAAAATGGCAGCTATAGAGGTGGGCATAGATCGTGACAACATAGAAAAGGTTTTGCTGCCAAAACTGGAAAAAGACGGCAAGGTAATGTACCGCAACGGGTGGGTAGCCATTAAGAACTTTACCAAGCACCAAAAACTTAACCCTAAAGTCAAACGAGGCATAGAAATAGGGCTAGAAAACGCGCCAAGTGAGTTACGTAAGTTTATAAATGATAGCCTATCAAAGCCTATAGAGAGCCTATCCAATACTAATACTAACTTTAATACTAATACTAACAATAGCAGCACCGCTAAAGCGGGTGCGAAACCAAAAGTAGTTAAACCTAAGCCGACTGAAACGGTAAACGATTACGCAGAGGGGTACGATGTACCACCTGAGCAGGTGAGTGAGGTTATTAAGCAGTTTGAGGCAGTAGATCCTAAAAATAAAACCTACTACGGGAATAAAACACAACGTAAGGCTGCAGCGTTTGTGGTAGGTGAGTACGGCTTTGATGAGGTGATTAAGCGTATAGCCTTTTTACCCCGCACGAATAAGCAGCCCTACTTTCCTAGTATCACTACGCCAGTGCAACTACGTGACAAGTGGGTAACCTTAGAGGACGCAGTAGCCCGTTACAAGACTGAGCACCAAAGTAAAAAACCAGTAGTACTATAACCCTATATGAAAACAAGCAAGTATAAAATTAAGTTAGTTTGCGGTTACCGAAAAGACCAAGAGTTTACAATAGACGCAAACGAGGCACATAAAGCCTATTACCTTTTTGCCAACCCTGACGCACGGGCGGTGTTTGGTACAGGGCTGGCGCTTAAAGGTAGTGACATACAGCGCATAGAGCCTGACTATCACACTACAGGCGGGTTTAACTTTGACTATAAGCTAAACAGTGAGGATATGAACGCCTTGCACCGTGACGGGACGGTAGCCAAGCTACGCGAGATCATGGTAAACGCCCGTGAGATTGCCAAAACTGCCCCACAGCAGCATTTAAACACCCCACTTAGTGACCTACTTAAAAACGAGTACAAGGCACTAGCAGAGGGCAACGGCAGCCCTTACGCGCGGGAATTATTAGCAGGCAAGTAGTATGGGAAAAAAAGAAATGCTGAGGCAGTTACTTGCCAAGCTAGACGAGGCTATAGTTTTCCGCGAAAAAACAGTTACCCCTGAGGACAGAGCAGAGGCGTGCGAGATAGTAGGCAGCCTAAAAGCTAAAATAATACACCTTTAAAAATGGAAAACTTAACAGTTAGCTTTGAGGTAATAGGGGGCGGGTATGATCCAATGGCAAACCCTATGCCTAAATTGAAACTCACAGGACGGCAGGCGTGGCTGCAACGGGTACAAAACTACGTAGAATGGAAAGAGCACGTGCAGTTAGCGTTTGTAGACGCATTAAAGGCGCAAGACGCAGCACTAGGTAAGATTGCTGAGCAGCGGGTAGCTAACGGCGAAAAGCCACTAGACACAGGCAAGCACCCTATGTTTATGGCTATACACATTTATTGGCGAGGGGACGCGCACGCTGACCCTGAGAACGTGTTTGGTAGTATAGCTGACGCACTATTTGCAAATGACAAGTACCTAGCTGTAAAAGTTGACTACACACACCAAGGTAAGGAAAAACAGCCTTATGTTGCTATAATGATTAGACCATATGCCACAAATACCGCAAAATAAAAAAGAGTTTTTGCAAACGGCTGAGCCGTTAACACTATTTTGCTTTGTGGATCTAACCACAATGAGTGCAGTGTATAAACTAACTCACCCTATGTACGAGCACGAAACGCAGCAGGCGGGGCTGGCTGAGAACCCTGAGCACATTTATTTGTACATACGTAACCAAGCTGCCCGCGACTACGTGGGGGTATACGGTACAAACCTAAATACACCTAAAGAGGTGAGCGTAACTATATAGCCCTTGCAATTTAGTGTACACTGTGTACACTACGTATGTGATGAGTAAGGAAAAAATTAACATTAAAAAAATACGTTTACTGTGCCAAGCACTTAAACATATGCCTCACTCACCTGCACAGCTTAAAATAAGGGAAAAGTTGGCAAAACTATAATTATGAAAACATTTTTAAAAGTAGTGGCGGTAGTCATTGTGATGTTTATTGGCTTTGTATTCTTAGCTAATATAGGGGCAGAGCACGCATTAAAGGACGCTAGGACGCGAGTAGCAGGGGACTTTGAGCAGCAATATGCAGACGCAAAACTATACGGCAGTGCTGTAGACCGTTGCGTACGGGCAGGCTTAGTGGCTGAGGGTTACCTACAGGCACGTGACAGTGACAATTACGGTAAGTGGAAAGCTATAGAGCGTACTGATTGTGAGGCAGCGGGCATACCGCAGCAATAGACACAGCTACCCCGCACGAATACGTGCGGGGTTTGCTATTATGGTGTAGGAAAGTACCACACAACCTGAAAGGAAAGGAAAAATGGACGATGAACGCACACCACTTGACCAACGGGCACGCGAGGCTGAGCAATATGCGTTTGACTTTGGGCAAGCGCCAAAACCACAACCGCCACCGCAAGAGCTGCAAGAGCAGAAAACCTGCAACCGTGCTGGCTACTGCTACTGCCCTAAGTGTCACGCAAGGTAAAAAAGGTGACACTTAAACCAACCTGCCAGCCTGCAAAAAGGCTGGCATTTTGTTACACTATACGTAATGAGGACTTTTTTAACACAGATAAAGCACAGCAAGCACGGTATGAGCCACAACCCCGTATATAAACGGTGGGTTAATATGTTGCACCGTTGCTACAACCCTAAGCGGGAAAAGTATGCACGCTATGGGGCTAGAGGTATTAAGGTGTGTAGGTCGTGGCACACCTTTGAAAACTTTTATAATGATATGGGGGCAAGTTACAAAGACGGCTTAACGCTAGACCGCATAGACAATAACGGCGATTACTGCCCTGAAAACTGCAAGTGGGCAAATGCTGCAGAGCAGACACGTAACAGAAGTAATAGCCTAAGTTTCATTTACAAAGGGGAACTGCTACCAGTAATTGAAATATCACACCTAACAGGTATACCCTATAGGACGCTTGCTTACCGTGTGAGCAAAGGTTTTACAGCAGAGGAAGTCTATAGCCTTAAACCGATACGTAGGAAATTGCAAACCGCATAACACAAAACCCACTAGAAAAGACTAGTGGGTATTGTGTTTATGTTTTTGAAGGTTTTTAATTGTGAAAAGAACGCCTGCGCTATGCAGGTATGCCTATAGTCTAGCACTTGACTTACTGCTACAGTATAGGTGTAGGTGTGTAGCTGATCGCACCTATATGGTTTGCGGAAGTGATGACCCCGCACAATACCATTTTTTTACAACGCTATATAGCCCGCGCACCACCGTAACAGGTGGTGCGCTTTTTTATGCACACACTGTGCACAGTTAGGGTGTTTGCGTTTCCACGTACACTGTGTACAATAAATAGGTACAGAGGTTTATACATTTATGCAATTACATTATGGGTGAATTAACACCACAGCAGGCACAAATACTAGAGGTGCACAAGCAAATGGACGAGGCATTTATTAAAACATTTTGCCAAGAGGGTACGTTTATGGGTGAGGACGGCAAGACCATACACGGTATTTGCAGACCTGTGAGCGCAGACGAGGTACTAACCTTTATGCACCGCTGGAACGCAGTAATTATTGAGGTTACTAAGGACAATGGCAAAGCGTAAAAACAACTTAACCAACACCTGTGCCACGTGTAACAAGCCGTGCAGCCGTAACGCCAAGCGCTGCGAGCTGTGCGCTAGACCAAACCGTATGCCACAACGTAAGGACGTAGGCATTACGGTAACCAACACCAACATAGTTAAAGTGATTGGACGGGCTATAGAGAGGGTTAAGGACACAAAAGTATGATAGCCCGCATACTATGTGCCCTAGGGTGGCATAAATGGCAGTACAGCCCGCGTGGGGCAGTACGGCGGTGCATACGCCACTGGCGGTGTAGAAAAGAGGAATGGTTTAAAAAATAATTTAATCTTTATGGCAAAAACAGTAGTACAGAATATGCGTATTTACCCCGCTAGTAAGTACACAAAGCTAGGGCTTTGGTTTAGACGCAAGTTTTTAGGGCACTTTGTAGTGTTGGGTAAGGATCTAAAAAGCCTGATACCTAAAGACCGTATGGACAAGCGACTAATTAAAAACAAGGTACTGTACGGCGTAAAGATTAAAACCCGTTAATTGTATGGCTACTAAAAACACCGCGCCAGTTGAGTTACAACACCACGGGCAGTCACGGGTACAGGGGTGCTGCACCGTATGCGACTGGCAAAGTAGTTTTTATGGGGCAGTTGAAAGCACGCAGCATACTAAGGAAACGGGACACCCTGTTACCGTCACAAAGCATTACTCATACACGATATTTTTAAAAAAAGACTATGGCAAAAAAGCGTAAAGATCCTAACCAAGTAAGTAGTTTTTACACTACTGAAAAAGCCAAGGTACAGCCTGAGCTGGCTATACGTGAGGCATACCTACGGGCAACCGTAGAAACCTTAGACTGCTTTGGTGTAGACAAATACAGTGTTGAGCGCTTGCGGGGCATGAATGATTTACTAGAGCAGTTTGTTAATTTAGAGCTATAGGTATGGAAATATACGCAGCAAAAGGTGACGAAAAGCAAATAGAGCTACGTTGGTGGCACGCGTTTATGATCTTTACGTGGTTACCAGCAACACTGTGCATACTAATTGGCAGCCTGTTTATATGGCTAGCTGACGCACTTTTATTGGACACGCACCACTTTGAGCTGAGTGCAAAACCTAAGTATAAAACTGAGGTTAAGCCTAAGGTAGATATGACGCGCGAGACTGTAGTAATGCGGGAACGCGGGCGCATACGGGCGGGCATAGTGACTATACCCACCTTTAATGGGCATATTTCACGGGCAAGTGTGCTGCAGGTAATTAACGGTACGTATGAGCGAAAAGGATAAACCACAGGGCATACCTAGCCCTTTTAGTGGGCACGCCACGGTAGTTAGAAAAGCTACTAATAGCGATGATATTGCAGACAAAATGGCTAAGGGGTTTGCCCGCCTACTAGCCGTATTGGAAACGCAAAATGCCAACGTAGACGCGTACACGATGACTAGCTACCTAGCAGGCTTTACAGCCTCACTACAAGCCCTAGGGTTTGACCAAAAAGAGGGTATGCACCTGACCAAGCTAGTAGCTGAGCACATTATTAAAATTGGCACTGACGATGAGCCGTGCGACTGCCCTAACTGTAAAAAAGACAAGTAATTTATGGCAAATGTTGACATACAAGTAGCCGTTATTAAAGGCTACAATGAGGAAAAGAAACTATTAACAGAGAGCTGGCTAGGCAGCAACGCTGATCTACGTAAAGAGATTGGGGAACGCATTAAACAAATTGACGAGTTGCTAGCCAAGTTTAAAAACCCCTACAGCGGGGGTGAGGACGAGTAGAGAGGCTTAATTTATTTGAAATAACCACACTATATGAAACTTACAGCAGACCACAAGACCACCACATTAACCGCTGAAACGCCCGCAGAGGCGCTAGAGCTATTTAAGTTTTACCAAACCACGCTACAAGTACCAGCGCCAGCACAGGAAACGCTAAAGCTACCTGAGGCAGCGCCCGTAAAACGTAAGTACACCAAGCACCCTAGCCGTAAAAATAAGCAGTGGACTGACGCAGAGCTAGAGCAAATACTAGAGCTATCCTATAAGGAAAGTTGCGAGCACGGCGAGGTGAGTAAGCTAGCTAAAAAACTAAAGCGTACCGCTGCAGCGGTGAGTGGGAAATTGTACGAGCTGAGACTAAACAAGAGGGCTAAATAATATGTCACACCCACTTTTTGACGATAAGGTACAGAGCCTAGTAGCAGCATTAAAGTTGCAAATGGCTGAGTACAACGTAACCCTGCGCGAAATTACTTTTACGGGTAATGGTGTAGAGGGGACGGTGCAAGGGGTGCGCGTAAAAAACCTGTATAAGCCTGCACCTGTAGTTAATACCAAGGTGAGCGCTACAGAGCAGCGTGTGCTTAATGAGTTGGCAGAGCACTACCACAATGAGGAAGCTAATTGCTTGTACACCCGATTTATTGCTAAAGAGACAGGGCTAGAGTTTAAGCAGGCACGCCGTGCAGTGCGTGCGTTGGTGCGTAAGGGGCTGGCTGTGTACGAGCGGGGGTTATTTGACTATGACGGTATGATTGCTGGCAGTGGCTACCGTGCGAGCTTTGAGGGCGCACTGCTAGTGAAAGGCTGCCAAAATAAAGACACCTGTGGCAACTTAGCAGACATGATTACGGGTGAGTGCCAGCAGTGTTGGGAAAAACGCCGTGTTTATGCCTTTACTGCCGATTGGGGGGACTATAAAAAGGGTGACACGATCACTAAAGAGCAGCTAGGGGACGGCGATATATTTAAAACCTTGTATTGGGGTACTTATGAAAATGAGTATAAAGATAAACGCCTAGAGGACGCTACGCCTACACCCGCATGGTGCTGCCAAGAGTGCGGTAATAAAGACTGCGTATGCTAGAGAAAAACACAGGTTTTAGGCGTGTATTGAGGGCAATAAGCACCCGCCAAGAGCTAATAAAACTACTGCAGAGTAAGCCAGTTATTAAAGGGGCAGACTTAGAAAAGGCTATAGATCTAGCCAAGCGTCTAGTATGAAAAAAATACTTTTAAAACACGGCTTTGAGGCAATAGTAGACGATGAGGACTACCCGTATTTGTCACGTTTCCACTGGACACTGTACGGTGGTAAGGATAGTGGGGACGAGAGGGCGGTACGCGAGTTTTTTATTAACCGTAGGACAGTGATCGTGCCTATGTGGAAGTTTTTAATAGCCAGCGAAAACAATAAAGAGGTAATTTACCTTAACCGTAATAGCTTAGACAACCGTAAAGAAAACCTACGTGTAGTACCAGCGTACGTAGCAAACCACAGGGCAGAGAAAAAGAGCAGGGGGGCGAGCGCTACGCCAACGTCTAGGTATAAAGGGGTGAGCTACAGCAATACGTACCAAGGGCATAAAAAATGGATAGGCGATATTGTATGCAACGGTAAGCGGTACAGTAAGCACTTTTTTACAGAGCGTGAGGCTGCAGAGTTTTATAACGAAAAAGCAAGGGAAATATACGGTGAGTTTGCTTACCAGAATGTAATAGAGCCACTTAAACATGATTGGTTTGTATTTAAGCAAGATACTTTTAGGTGTTGTAGAGCGTGTGGGGTTATAGAGAATGAAAAAATTACAGACGGGGAGTGCGTGGGCAAGGTGCACGTGCTGCTGAGGTAGTAGATATAAGCAGGGTAAGGGCTATTGGTTACGCGATATTAAGCGATAGGTACAGTGTTGCTAAGTGTGTACACGTGTGGCACGTAGGGTGCTATACTTAATGCACTATGGCAAGGGGAAACAGGAAACCTACAGGAAAAACTAACAAGGCTGGCGATAAGCGCGGGACTACTGAGGGTAGTGGACTTACGCAGTTTAAAGAGGGTGAGAGTGGCAACCCTAATGGTAGAAAAAAAGGGCAGCGTAACTTTGCGACTATTTACCGTGAGGCGTTAATAAAGGTGGGGACAACTAAGGGTATTGAGCCTGACGATTTAGAGCTAGCCCTAGTGGTTAAGGCGCTAGAAAAAGCGCTTAAAGGTGACTTTAAGTTTTACCAAGACGTACAAGACCGTATACACGGTAAGCCTGTGCAGACCAACCTAAACAAGTCTATAGACGATACTGAGCTAGACGAGGACGAAATAGAGACACTTGACGCTATGCTAGCCAAGTTTGTTAAGAAAAAGCCAGCTACCAAAAAGCCTAAGGCTACTAAAAAAGTAGCAACGGCAGCGTAGCTATGATTACTGACCTGACGAGAGCCGAAAAAGAGCTTATAAAAAAGAGCGCGTTAGCCCGTGTGCGTTTAAGTAAAGCTAGTTTTTTCCACTTTTTGATGATCTACCACCGCAAGCTATTTACGCTTGACCCTGCTGACTTTCATATTGAGCTAATTGAGGTACTAGAGGACGGGGAAAAAAAGTATGTGGCGGTATTGGGTTACCGTGGGTGTGCCAAGAGTACCCTGCTAGAGCTATACGCCTTATGGGAACTGCTGACAGGGCGCAATAAGTTTGCTGCCTATGTACGCAGCACTATAGACGGGGCGCATATGAGCCTTGCCAACATACAAGACGTTATTGTAAACAACGCCAAGCTGCGTAACGATTTTGCTATACAGGGGGCTGAGAAAACTGTGCGTAAGTTTGACGAAAAGTGGACTACCAGCCAAATTACAGTTAATGGCTGTACCCTAGTAGCCAAGTCACGGGGGCAAAAAATACGTGGTGCTAAGTTTGGTAATGAGCGTATTGGTTTAATTATTGGTGACGATATTGAGGACATAGAGGACGCTGACACCGCCGAAAAGCGTAAGAAAACACGCCGTTGGTTTTTTAGTGAAGTGCTACCAGCTACCAAGCAAGGTGTGCAGGGCGATACGGTTAAGGTGGTACTGATTGGTAACCTTGTACACCGTGACTGCCTGCTAAAGTATATGCAAAAGAGTAAAATAGTTGAGGTTATTGAGATACCGCTACTGTATAAAGAGGGTGCGAAAAAGGGACAGCCAACGTGGAGTGCACAGTACCCTACAATGGGACACGTACAGGCAGAAAAGGATAAGGTGCTAATAGCTGGCGAGGGTATGGGGCACGTAATTTGGGCACGTGAGTATTTACTAGAGGAAGCTGACGAGAGCGACATGATAATAAAGCGCGAGGACATACAATATTACCCCCTAGAGTGGCTACAACGCGCTGTACAGCGTGCGGGTGTTGGTATTGACCTTGCTATTAGTGAAAAGGAAACTGCCGACTATACGGCGATGACCAAGGGGCTAGAGGTTAATAGTGACGAGGGGCAACCTAAGCTGCTTATACTACCTAGTAACTTTAAAGGACGGGTAGGGTTTGCTGACGCAGTAGCTAAAGCGGGTGAGATCCGCGAGCATATGCCACACGGTACTAAGTGGTACGTGGAAAAGGTGGGCTACCAGCAGGCGTTTATTGAAACCTTAGAGAAAAACAGCTTTATAGTTGTGCCTATGACCGTGACAAAAGACAAGCGGGCGCGAGCTATGGAAGCCAGCCAGTACATTAAGAGCGGGCGGGTACTTTTCCCTGAGGTGGGGGCTGAGAGTTTAATAGAGAACATACTAGGGTTTGGTATTGAGGCGCATGATGACGAAATGGACAGTGCCGTACACCTTATTAACGGTATGTGCAAGAGTAGTGGCGGTTTAATCTTTGGCTAGTGCTATAATTTATTGTATGAAAAACTTATTAAAGTACGTTGCAGGTGTAACACGCGCAATAGCAGGGCGCATAAAGAGCGTGCAGCTTGCGGGCTACAACACGTTTAGCGGTATTGAAAGCTACTTTGATACTAAGAATATGCAGACGTACAAGACTAGCCTGTACGTCTATATTGGTGTGTCTATGATTGCACGCCGTGTGGCTGGCATACCGCTTAACTACTACAAGGTTAAGGGTAGTAACGGTGAAGTGGTAGAGGTGCTAGATCACCCCGTAATTGACCTTATGGCTAACCCTGTGCCATACCTGACACAAAAAGAGTTTTTTGAGTTGAGTGCGATGTTTTACCTGCTGAGTGGTGACGTATTTTGGTATTTAGAGCAAGTGCCTAAGAGTACCAAAGTGTTTATGCACCCACTGCGCCCTAATGACGTAGAGGTAGTGCTTAATGCAGACCAAACAACCGTACTAGGTTACCGCTACACAACTGGCGGGGTACACGCGTTACTACAGCCTGAGAACGTGGTGCATATTAAAAACATAGACCCTACCAACATTTTGCGTGGTGTGGGTGTTTTAGCGCCTGCTAGTACCCGTATTAGTACAGAACAAGAGGCTACTAACTACCAAGCTAACTTTTTCAAAAACCAAGGTAGACCTGACGTAGCTGTATTTATTGACCAAGAGCTAACACAGGCACAAATTGACGAGGGACGCGCTAAGTGGCAAGAGGTATACGGGCGCGGGCAAGGCGGGCAAGCTGGCTTTTTTGGTAAGAACGTAAAAGAGGTAAAAATGCTAGCTGTTACCCCACGTGAAATGGACTTTATCGCTACACAAAACTTTTTGCGTGATGATATTCTAGCGAGTTTGCATATACCTAAGGCTATGGTTACCAGTGATGACGTTAACCTAGCAAACGCTAAAGAGGCTAACAAAATGTACATTACTGAGGCTGTGCTACCAGTTGTAGACGCGTTTAAGGACGCGATTAACAACCGCCTAGCGCCTAAGTTTGATGACACGCTGTTTACCCGCTATGACAACCCTGTGCCTGAGGATAGAGACATTAAGCTAAAAGAGGCAGTGGAACTTAAAAAGGGTGGCATTATTTCCGCTAACGAGGCACGCGAAATGTACGGCTATGCACCTGCAGACGGGGCTGACGAGCTTGCCACTGTTAGTGCGCCAGTAGCTACTACCCTTATGTACGAGGCTAAGCAGATCCTTAAAGCACGCCCTGTGCTGCGTAAGCGCCTCATAGCGATAGAAAAAACCATTAAGGCGGTAATGCTAGCAAAGCAGGCTGAGGTAACGCTACGCAAGCCCCTAGGCGTTTCATTGTTTAAGAGTACTGACAACCGCAAGGCATATGCTGCAGCGGTTAATAAGGCTGTAGACGTTAAGGCAGACAAGCTAGCACCTACAGTGGTTAAGTACTTTGAGGGTATGCTAGAGCGCATACTTAAAAACAGTACACAGGCATTTAGTGCTGAGGGCTTTATGGACGTTGCAGAGGAACGCACACAGTTTAAAGCAACGGTAGTACCAGCCCTTATTAAGACACTGGAAAAGGCGGGACAGGACGCGCTAGACGCACTGTATGTGCCTACCAAGGTAAATACTGAGGGTGAGGAGTTTGTGCTTACACCTGCCCTACTAGCCAAGTACACTGAACGTACCAGCCTACTTACTGAGAGTATCGTAAACACTGCCCACGAAAGCGTTAAGAGCGTGATTATGCAGGGGCTTGCTGCAGGGGACGGTGTGGACGTTATAGGGCGTGCACTACGTGACCACTTTGAGGAAATGAAAGTATGGAAAGGCAAGCAAATTGCCCGTACTGAAACTGGCTATAGTCAAAGCCTAGCTACGCAAGAGGCGTACAAGCAGAGTGCTATAGTTGTAGGTAAAGAGTGGATAACAGCGGGCGATAGTGACGTACGTGACGAGCACAAAATGAATGACGGCGTTATTGTAGACAAAAACGGTGTATTTCCAAACGGTGAGGAATACCCCGCACAGCACACTATTAACTGCCGTTGCGTGATCGCACCAACGCTAGGTGAGACTGGCTTATAAACATAATGCTATTGCAAAACGTGCAATTATTAACTTAACGTGTTGTATAATTAACCTATGAAGCTAACGCAAAAACAAATAGACGAGCGAAAGCAAAAGGCACTGAGTGTGGTAAATACCAAAGTGTTAATTGACGTTTCGCAACGGGCTATTAGTTTGAATGAGGAAAAGAAAACTGCCGTTTTTGTAATGAGCACTAGCGACCCTGACCGTCACACTGACATTGTAGACCAAGAAACATGGATCTTAGACTATTTTGTTACTAACCCTAGCTTTTATTTCCAACACGAAAGTTACGACTTTCCTATAGGTAAGTGGCTAAAAGTATGGCTAGAAAACGACCCTAACAACGCTGGCAAGAAAATGCTAGTAGGTGAGGCTGAGTTTGCTACTGAGATTTATGACAAGGCACAGCTAGCGTGGGACATGGTAAAGGGTGGCTATATGAATATGTGTAGTGTTGGTTTTATACCGCACCGTGTCGAATATGACGAGACTAAAGACTGCTTTGTATTGTATGACTGCGAGCTATTGGAGTGCTCACTAGTTGGTACTGGATCTAACCGCCGTGCGCTTGTACGTGACGCTGTGAGTGCCATTATTGAGGTTAAGGACGCGCTAGTAGCAGAGGTTAAACTTAACCCTACTGTGCATAACGCAGCGCAAAAAGCCAAGGCAGCGCATATACTTAACAAAGTTGCACGCTCACTAGTAAAAACTGAATAGAGAACCAAAAGCGCCTTATATAACTTGACCCCTGAAATGGGTAGGCATAGAACAGAACTTATTAACTAACTTACCAATAAAATGTTACCTAAACATTACATTGTAGTTGATGAGGTTAAGTTTTATGCCACTAAAAGTGGTGAGCTTTACCTTAAAGACGGTGAGGCTGTAGCTGTACCTGAGGGCGCAGAGGCAGACCTTACAGAAGTGGACGCAGAGGACGCAGCAGTAGACGCTGTTAAGGCGTTTATTACTAAGTCTATGGCTGACGGCAAGACTGAACTTGCTAAGGCTACAAAGGACGCAGAGGACGCAGTAACCAGTATGTTTAAGACTATTGGGGACGCTGCAAAAAAGAGTACCCTAGGGCTTGCTGAGCTTAAAGACAGTAAGAACGTCACTATTAAGGTAGCTGACGTTATGGCTGGACTTAAAGCCCTTGCTACAGGTAACACCAAGGCGTTTAGTTTTGAACTTAACACCAAGGCAGACCTTGAAGCGCTCACAAAGGCAACTGGCGTTGTGGACTTTACAGGTGATGTAGTAGAACCTACACGCGACCCTGAAATTACCCGCGACCCTGTGCGACAGCCGTTTATTGAGCAGATTGCTAACACAATGAACGTAGACCAAGGTGGTTTGCGCTACGTGGAAATTGTCACTGAGACAGGCGCACCTGCTACAACTGCTGAGCTTGCTGCTATTCCTGAAAAGGACTTTGAGTATGAGGCATTTACTGCCCCACTTAAAAAGGTAGCGGTGATTAACAAGCACAGTGTTGAGTTGCTAGAGGACGCACCACAACTTGCAAATGCTATCCAAGGTATGATTACTGAGGATCTAAACATTGTAGTTGATGACCAACTGCTTGACGGTGACGGCACAGGCACAAACCTTACAGGTATTTTGTCACGTGCTACGTTGCTTGACGCTGCAGCGGTAGGTGCACAGGTACTTGCAGGGGCTAACCACTTTGACGTTATCCGTATTGCGATGACCAAAATTGCAGTTGCGGGTAAGGGTAAGTTTATCCCTACACACGTGCTTTTGAACCCTGTAGACACTGAGACACTTGACCTTACAAAAGATAGCCAAGGACGTTACGTTATGCCAGCCTTTAGTGCTGCTGACGGTACACGCATTAAGAGTGCGTTGGTTATTGAAAACGTAGGTATTCCTGCTGGCGAGTTTTTGGTGGGTGACTTCCGAAAGCTAAAGGTGGGACGTAACGGCGGTGTACGTGTAGAGTTTACTACCAGTGATGGTACAGACTTTGCTAAGGACATTATGGCAATTAAGGCAGTACGCCGACTTTGTTCATACGTCCGTACAAATGACGCTGGCGCGTTTCAAACAGGTGTGTTTGCGACAGTTAAGGCTGCACTTGCGTCTTAACCTAAGTTGGTGGGCAGTTAGTGGGGGTTTATACCCCTACTATACTGCCTGCCAGTTAGTAACTAATTGCAATAACACATATGTTAAAACTAAAAGTAGGCGAAATTGTACAGAATAAGCTAAAGCAATTTACCAAAATTGTAGCGCTTAAAAGTGGCTTTGTGTACTTTAATGGCTGGCACTTGAAAAAGGAACAGGCAGAAAAGACAGAGGGCACTAATGGCAATAGCCCGATGAATGAGCGAGGCTTTGCAAGAGCTGTAGGGCAGACCCTAGAGGCTGACACAGCTAATGCAGGGGCGGGGACTGAGGTAAAGGCAACTGACGCTATTAAGGCGTTTGCTGCTGAGAATGGTATTGACCTTACTACTGTGACAGGCACAGGGGCAGGCGGTAACATACTTAAAAAGGACGTAGAGGCTGCTATTAAGGCGAAAGCTGATCTAGTTGACTTTACGGTTACTGAGGAAACGGTGGACGAACTTAACGCACATTTACCTGACGGCGCTGAGCCATACAAGGTAGGTGATGTGGCTAAACTTTCACCAGACCACGAACTGCTTAAATAAGCCAAGCCAAATACTAAAAAAGGTGTGCGTACTGCACACCTTTTTTGTGTATATACGCAAGGGCAAGTGTTATAATCTTTATAAATTATGGCAACTATAACTACTGATACATTTTTAGACGGTGGTGTAGCCCGTACAGCGGGCGAGGCGTGGACTATTAACGGTGGGGTACTCACAGTACGTACTGATACACGCGTACACGCTAATGCACCCGCGTCTATGGTGGGTGTATTGGGCGCTATTACTATTTCCGCTACTCTAGGTGGTGGTGTGTTGCTAGACGGGCGAAACGTGCGACAGCTAGCCTATAACAGCGGTAGTGGCAACGTACCTGCTATTGGTACGTTAGTGTCACAGGGTGGTGTAGAGGGCTACCTATTGGCTGTATACGCTGATATGGTGAGCGCACCCGTTGCAGTAGGGGCAGCTATGCCTGCAAGTGGCTTTATTAAGTTTAGAGAGGTTACAGGTGGCGCGTTTGCAGCAGGCGCACTGACAGGTATTGGTGCGAGTGCTACGGGCGCTGACGTTGTGGGCTGGATAGAGGTAGTACAACGCCAAGCGGTAGCAAATACTGTACCGCGTTTAGGCTTTTACCGTGTACGGGGTGATTGGTTTGAGCTAGGGGAAACTAGCGGTGCTGCAGGGCAAGTTTTCCAAGTACCTACCAACGGTGGTGGGGCAGGTACACACGTGCCTGCTGTATGGATCGAAACCGCGCCAGCCAGCGGGGTGTATGAAAGCTACCCTGCTGTGCGTGACACATGGTTTTTAGCTGCTAACCTAGACACTGATATACGCAATAAGTACGTACAAACGCTAGGTGGCGGGCAGGTGCGTATTGGTTTTGACGGTACGGCTAATGCTGGATTTGTGCCACATGCAGGCTGTAAAGTACGTATACCTAACGTGATTGGTAGGCAGTCTACCAGTGCAGGTGGTGACGCTAATAACCAAACACCGCATACTACCCTAGCTACCCGTCCTGACTTTACGACTACTGCAGCAGGTGACATAGATTTTGAGAACTTTATAAACGATTGGTATCACTTGTTTGCAAGTGCGTATAAAGTACGTATGGTAAACGTGGCTACTTTTGACGCGCATAGCTCTAGTAATGAGGCTAGCCCTACTGATCTAAATAACTATGCGGTAGGCGCATATATTGCAGGGCAGACACTTACACTTTTAAATAATTCTCTAGGTGGTACTTTAACAGACTGTAGGTTTGTACGACCTGACGCAGCAAGTAACGGGCATAGTATGGCAGTTACAGGGTGCTCTAATTACACTATAAATAACGTGCGAACGGGTGTTATTGCATATGCCCGTAGTACTGGCGGTGTAGTATTTAGCCAGTGCCGTAACCTGACTATTGACGGTATGATTACGTACGCTGCTACCCTAGTGTTTACTACGTGCTCTAATGTTTTAGTTACCAACTTAAATTATATTGACCGCCTAAAAGGGGTAACTAATGCCACTACAGGTAAGTATGCGGTGCAGTGTACTGTGTCCTGTGACAACATCATTATAGACGGGGTAATACTAAGCTACGCAGGTGAGCTTAACCCCTACCTAGGTGTATTTAATGCGTCCAACTGCTCTAACCTTACCTTTAGAAACTTAGGGACTAGGGCAGTACCCGTAGACGTAAATGCGTCTTTTGCGCCAGCTTATATTTTCCAAGACAGCGGTAATAATGACGGGGTACGAGTACAGCGGTGCTACCTAGAGGCTACCCGTACGTCATTGTATGTAACTGTAAATACGTCTAAAAATATCACTTTTGAGGACGTACACGGTACAGTAGGCTCACTAC